TACCAAGAGCAACTTCCTTTTCTAGGATGTTACTAACGAAAGAGTTAACACGAGCTTCAGCTTCTGCTGCTTTTCTTGCTTCCTCTTCTTCTTGGAATTTTGATACGAGAGCCATTGCCTCTTCGTGCTTGGTGTTTAACTCAGCATAAGATTCTTTCATCTCATCTAGTTGGGATTTCATTGAAGCGAATTCACGCTCGGTGATTCCAACTGCTTCTGAGACAACTTCTTTTACTTGTTCTTCAGCCATGTTTTGTACCTCGCTGTTTCGCCCGTGTGTGTCACAGGCACATGAATCACTGTCGCTGCCACAAGAGCCTCCACAGTCTTCATGTTCATCACCGAATTCACGGTGACTATCACATTCCTTTTCAATTGTACATGCGTCACAGACGGGTGTGCGAGTCTCATTATCAATAAAACTCACCTCGATAGGACGAATGTCCATTGCAAACGGTTCTCCTAGGACATCTACATCTTTAGAAAACCAATCGATAGAGACATGCGTCATATCTCCGTTTTCAATCTTTTCTAACACTCCATTACTTTCAGCTGCACCTCTATAAAGTTGTGCAAGCATCTTAACTGCCTTTTTACCATCTTCAAGCTCTACGATTTCTGGGTTGATAGCCTTTCCAAGGAGGTCGTCCTCGGTTCGTTGATGATTATAGTAAACTGGTAATTCAGTGAAAGTCTCAACACTTTTTTCTAATACGGATGGTTCAATAAAGACCTTTTGGTCGCCATCTTCGTCGTGGGGGCCTGACGTTATAGCGATTACTGGAAACTCTATATTATCATCCGTATGGACAGGGTCTTCCATTGTTGCAGCAAAACTGCGTTGGTTCTCCTCTCCGCCCCCGGCATTCACAGCAAACTTACGGTCAGTTTCCTGTTCTACCCTCATGCGGCACATATTAGCCGCAATCTCTTGATGGTCCTCAACTCCTCTTTTCTTTAGAGTTGGGCCAACTTCTATTATACAACGCTCATAGTCGTACTCTGTGCTCATTCTTCTCTATCCCCCGTTGGATTTGCAGACGGCTGATTACCAGCGCTGCGGTTTTCTGTCCTTGCGGACTCTTCTGTTTTATCTTGGTCTCTACCTCCAGAAACATTAGCATTCTTTGCAGTATCTTGCACTTCAGCTACTCCTTCCGGATTCAATCCTCTTTCCAATCTAACTTCACCGGGTGCGAGTACACCCTCAGATAAATATATCATGTCAGTCTTGGCTTTGACAAATGCGTCATCTACATTTATATTCCTGAACTTAAATTTAGCGTCACCACCTAATAACTGTGGCATTAGCTGACTATTGATAGCAGCTTCAACCGCAGACTGTAGGTGCTTAACGTATGGCTCAAAAATTGCACGCGCTTGCTCTGGCTTGTCGAACATTGTAATTGGAACTTTAAGGGCCACATGTATTTTCTTGAGCAAATCGTCAGTATATTTTCCATACTCAAAAGCTCGTTGTGTACCTTGTAACTCCTTGACTGTAATATCATTACCATGTATAATGTCTTCGCCGGGTTCCAGCGCATTAAATGCTGCCACGATTTCGTTAATTTTATCAGGACCATAAGGCATATCGGGGAGTCCAGCGCTAATATCAAACCTACTAGTAGCGTATTTGTTGAGAGCAGCTCCGATGTCCCGTTCTGCATAATCTTTGAGGTCAACCAAATAAAGAATTGGATGGATGTCACTAAGACCATAAGCATAATCATCGAACGGGTTGTTACGATATACGATAAGCTCGTCTTCTTCAAATCTAACCGACTCTTTGTCATCTCCCAAATCCTGATAATAATACATTACCTGTCCACTTGCACTTCTTTGGATATACATATTTTGAGATGACCTGATGACTAAATTGTCACCAGTCCACTCTAAAAAGGATGTACCAAAGATTCTTCCGTTACGAAGCCAAGTATATAACGTTTGCTCTAGATTAATTTCGTCAAACAATCCAGCGATAGATTCCCTGTCTTCATCACTATCGGTGACTATATCATACCCATCCTTAGCGGCGTACATACATGGTAAATCTATTAGAGTCCTAACTATAGGGTCTGACAGATATACATTCATATAAGTCTTATAATCACCTAGCTGTGGTTCTTTAAGAGCTCCATTACCACCAAATAAACCTCCTGATTGCTGAAGTTGAATACGTTTTATTACTCCAGAACCAAAACTTCTAGGGTTATCTTCTGTAAATGGAGGGTTTTCTCCTTTTGTTGCGAAACTTCGCCTATTAAAAGGCCAATAATCTCTTAGAGCCACGGCTATCATTCCAATATAGTACAAAAGAGTATATAAAGCTTTCGCTCAAAATGCCTTTATAAACCAGAAAGTCTACCCTTATTTAAAGTTTTCGACCGTCTAGTGGTGGTAAATAGCCCTCTTGAAGGACCTGCACGTCTGGTGGTACCTGACTGTTGTATAGATACGCTTGCAAACGACGCAGATGGGGGTAACATGGACAGCGAAGCGTGCAGAGCTACAGCTGTACTATCACAGTAATCATCGTGCTTACCTGTAGGAGCTGCAATCTTCTCTGTTTTGTTCGCTGCATCCATAGTATACTCCAAATCTATGTGTTCTCTTAGCCATTTATTGACTAATTTGGCCTCTGGAGGGTCTAAATCCTCTGGATGAGGCACTTTTACTTGCCCTTGTTGTATGTAAGATGCCATATCTCTATATATCTGTGTCTTACTACCTTTAGGACCACCAGTAAAGATAAATGGTATAAATTGTATCTGTGGTTTACTGGATATACATGCTAATTTTATTTCTTGTTCGATAGCACCACCAATACCCGTCGCATCAATAATAACCCTATCAGCACCAAAATCGTGAGCTGCATCCATGATACGCTTACGCTGATATGGAATGTCATGTCCACCTGATTTTGGCCCAATCTCTTCAAGGTAGATAAGATTTGCGGTATTACTATCCTTGTCTTTAGATGTACTCCATACGCTAATAACAGTGCTATTAACAGATTTGCCAATGTCAACACCCACAACACAATTAGGATAATTAGTTCCTCTCTTTCCAAAGGTTCGTCCTCTGGATAGACAGGCTTTGAGTAATTCGGGATTGAAGATGTTCGAGACCGATTCGACGAACTCGCACTCATATTCTGTTCTCCAATATATTGAATCTTCCCCCCATTCCCTCATCTTTTCAGCCATATCGTCGTCAGTATAAGGTGCAGAATAAGCACGCCCCGGCTTTACTGCATCTCTCCATGTAAATACCATTCGTTCGAATGAGTCGTTATATGCATCATCATAAAGGTAGCGCCACATGTGATTCTCTTTACTCTTCGGCGTACCTAAGTTAATAAAAGGAGCCCTATTAGAAACTATAGCGGGCTCAACGTTGTCAACAAATAATTTATCATCTATAAGTGGGCTCTCATCTACTATACACATAGTTGGATGTTGTCCTCGTATTGCTTGTCCCTGATTTGATGGGGCTAAAGGAGCTCTACGTAGAACTGTCCCTCCCTTCATTGTGATATTAGGTTTATTATGGAACCTATATGTGTCAATCAATCCATTAAGAAAACTGTTATCAGCAAAATGTCTATAACAGTAATTAAATATAAGTGAAGCTTGGTCCTCTGTTGGAGCCAGAATAAATATCAAGTCTCTAAATCTATTAAAGAACATGTAGATACATACAGCTACCGAAAGAGCAAAAGACTTGCCACTGCCTCGTGGAGCCAATATTGCTAGTTTACGATGCTTATCTGGGTCACCATCAGGATATGTTAACGTTTTTACAACAATTTGTTCTTGTAAAGGTCTTAACTTTAATGGTCTTTGTTTGTTATCGATAAGATATGCTTCGCAGAAGGCCCTACACAATAGGGTCATCTTCTTTTCATCTTGTCTACAAATGTCAAAAATCTTTTCTAGTTTTCTGGAGTCGTGTGCAGCTACTCCGCTAATCGCGGACTTCATCAGGTTTTCGTTCTTCACCGCTGTCATCTATTATCTCCTCCAGTATTTTTGAGAAATTCTCACTGTTCTTTTCTACTACAGTTGGAACTTCTATATTAAGAGCACGAAACTCAGTATGGATATCACGTACAATCTGGTTTCTTTGTCGCAATAACTCTGTTCTAGCGTCAACATCCCGAATACATACAAGAATTTCTTCCCAAAGCAAGTCTTCAAGCGCGAGATTGCGGGCAAGAAGCCGGACAAGTTCTTTATGTCTTTCATATTCCCCTTCTCCGACTCTTATGCGTAAACGCCTTTCATACCCTTCGACGTCCATTACTTGGCTTCGTCGAGTGCGGCCTTAACTTTAGACTTCACTAATGAAGCAAGTTCATCATCTTTTTCGTCCCAAGCTGTAATTAATACATTTTTGACTAAAGAGTCTTTGACATGCTTTTGTGCAGTCTCATCCATTTTCTCAAATACTTTCATTTGAGCTTTTGTTAGATTCTTATCAAGTAATCCCATCAATTCAGCTTCGTTATTCTTCAAATACTTGAAAACTAACTCTTTAACTGCTGGCACGGTATATGCAATGTATCCTGCCATACCTAATACTAAAGCAGCCATAGCCATGAGTAATGGTTCATCCATCAAAGTGTCTAATAGACCTGATTCTTCAACAGTATCCAAAATAGCAGTAAGGTTACCCTCACTGGTCTCGTTGGTTTCTGCTGTGTTGTTTGTGGTTTCGTTTGCCATAGGTTCTCACCTGTTTTAATATAATGCCATAGCACTATTTAAAGCTTTCGTTTAATCGCAACATTCGCAGTTGCATCCTTCTTTGCAGCACATATTTTTTTTCTCCTTATTGTTGTGGCCCCAAGAGACGCATTATGCGTTAAATTCCTGTGGTTCTGTGGTCTGTTAGGAGCCACAATAATATTAGGACATGTGAGTATATAAAGCTTATGTCTAAGCGTCTATAACTAAAGCGTATGCAAACTGATTACCTACTTTGTGTATCTCTAACAGACGTATTGTCTTACCATCATCTATTGTTTCCAACTTGGTTTCCAATAGAGCAAGACATCCTGCCAAGTCACTTGCGGTTTCAGTGTGGTCATCTACTGCGTAATTTGCCATTTAGTATCTCCTTATTTCTTTTTAGCTACTGTTTTAGTAACTTTATGTTCATATGCTTGTTGATTAGCTTCAATCATCTGCATTTGTTTCTGAGCTGCGTCATTATAATCGATAACTGCTTGAGCTTTTATCTTATAGAATGCTGTCTTTTCTGCTTGTTCTTGTTTCCACACATCTAAAGCATCTTTAATTATCAGAAGGGCTGGCCCTCCTAGGATTGCTATTAGAGTTGTATATCCTTCTATTTGGTCAAGAACAGCTGCATCTTGTAGACCATGAAATATTACATAACCTGCAAAACCTACCCATAGTAAAACTAAAGGTACAGCAATCATAAACATAAACAAATCGTTAAATGTTACACCTTCTTTTGCTTGTCTATCCATTCTTTCAGTCCTCCTTTTTTGTTTCTTCTCCATTACCTTCTTCGGTAATTGTAATTGTAATCTTGACATTATTCTCTGTATCATTGATATTATGACAACAGATAAAAGTGCTATCCCTAATAGTGCAAGTATAGCTGCTAGTCCCGTTAGTATGTCCGTTGGTGTCATTATTCATGGTTCCTCCAGTGTAACTTCTTCTATCACAAAGTATGTCACATATTCATACTCACCATTTCTGTTCCAATCAGCAAATAGATTAACATAAACTATATACCATCCAGTGTATGGCTCTGTAAAATATTCTGGTCCTGAAGTGAGAGTAAACTCATCTCCTTCCCAACCAGTTACATTATAATAGAAATCATTCCACATATATCCATTCCATACGGTTTCGTTATCTTCATTCTTTTTAATATGACCAACATCATAACCAATCATAATTGGTAATTCATCTTGGTCGCAGTCAGTGTCAACATCTACTGTTACATTCAAAGTATTAGGTTCTCTGGAGTAATTACCATATTGTAAACCATCATAGAAATATGTTTCATTGGATGTACATTCATACTCTTCATATTCACAGCTACCATCATCTTCCTCAGCTCGTTCATTGTAATTTTCAGCTTCTGGGTCCATACATCCGTATATGGTATCATCTTCGTTTGTTTGATTACCAGTTCCGTTGTCTATTGGTCCACCCAAAAACTGACACCTACCATTATCATGAGTAGCTTGTGAGTTGTAATTATCAGCATCGGGGTTAGTACATCCATAAATAACAGGAGGAGGGAATACACAACTACCATTATCAAAAGTAGCGTCTTTTTTATAGTTGATAGCTGTAACATCCATGCATCCACCCTTTGACACGGGCTCTTCCTCTCCTCCGAAAATATCTTGTATGGCACCTAAATCTCCTCCACCACCAAAAAAAGCAAGGATTAATACGGTAAGTATCGAACCTAACTTCTTACCTAGCTGTGTTTCACCTAATTTATCACCAGCTTTGCCTATAGTTTCGAATAATCCTTCTTCTTCATCAGGTTTTCTGGGGCCTGACAGTCCTAATGCTTCACGTTCTTCATCAGAAATGACATTTATGGCCCCATAGTCATCGCGCGCCATGGTATCTATTTTTACGCAGCACACCTATATAAAGCTTTCGTCGATTAGTCGTCCCAAACAGTGTTAGTTTCGCCTTCTCCTTCTTGGGTATCTAACGCTGACTGTATGTCATCATCACTCAACGTAGCGTTTTTAAACGTATCCTTCTCATATTTTCGCTTTGGACCACCCTTTGGTTTCCATTTTGGTATCTCTGCATCGCAGTTTCCACCGTTAGATGTGTGAAATGAACACCATTTACATAGATTTTGAGGTTTTTGTTCGTATTTTTCCTCAACTTGCATACGTTCTTTCAAACAATCATGCACATATTTGATAGTTTCTTTCGCTTCGTCCAAAACTCCTTGGTTTACTTTGACATAAAATGTATCATCAAAGCGTAAATAGTTCACTCCGACGAAATTTGGCATCTCTCCCATCTCTAATGTGTATAAAAATGCGTAAATGATTAGCTGTCTGTAGTAATCCTCAGGCAAATATGGGCCATAACGTTTCGAAGTCTTGTAATCAAGCAATGTGGTTCCACCATCAAAGTCGTTACAGACAGCATCCACTATCCCGATTACGGCGTAGTCGTTGGATTTTACCCATTTTTCAGCATATTTTGGGGCTACAGAGTTCCAAGCTTGGTATTTTGACTTATAAATCTTCCATTCTACCATTTCATTTAGCTTTTTATCTACTGCGCCTACGAAATTTTGCAATAATTGCTGAGTTTCTAGTTTCATAGCTGCCATTTCTTCTGCTGTATGTAGTTCGGATAGCCAAAACTTGGAGTCTATATCCTTAGCCCACCTTGTTTGGAACTGTTCTTCCATCCAATCTGATGGGTTTCCCTTCTCCCAAGAGGTAAAATTCTTGAATTTATGCT